GTAAAAAGTGAGTTATATTTTCATTGTCATCAAGAATGACATAAGGAGATTAAGAGAGATGACAACAGCAATGATGAAAGGTGTTAAATATAGTCACAAAGATTATATCGGTAAGTGGGAGATTATTTCTGAAGACCATGGTTATTACATGCTTGAACACTGTACTTATGGTGAAGACACTTGTCACCTTGTTATCAGTAAGAAGGCAAGAGTCTTTGAAGGTAATGAGTTGAGAGCAAGGGTTTTTGAGACATATGACGATATAGAAACTTGTCTTAAAGATGAAGGAATCCTTTAAACATTTTGAGGGAGCTTTATAGCTCCTTTTTTTATTTGACTAAAAATACTTTGGATTTGTTATACAGAATGGGAAAAGGGGTTTAGAATGGTTGTTGGTGGAGAATAGAATGGATGAGAGTAAGATATTAAGAACAGTGTTGGAGAGTGTTGTTGAGAGTGAGAGAATGATGAAAGAACAAGAAGCTGAAGCTAATGGTGAATCTTTTGATATTGATAAATTTATTGTAGAGCTTCTTCTTGTTGGTACAGCAAATATTTTCGCAAAAAATCATATACTTGATAGAAGTTGATACTACTTTAGTATTATTATTAAGATGTAAAATAACTTGTTTATCTCTCTCAGGAGTTCAGTTGATACTGGACTCCTTTTTTAATGCTCTAAAGAAAGGAGGAAGCATTCATGAAAATGACTGAAAAACAGAAAAGATTTTGTGACGAATACTTGATTGATTTGAATGCTACTCAAGCTTGTATTAGAGCTGGATATTCTGAAAAATATGCTGGAACTAATGCTGATAAATTACTAAAGAATACTAAAGTTAAATCCTATATAGATAAAAGAATGAAAAAGAAAGAATCTAATCTGATAGCTAGTCAAGATGAGGTTCTTAAGTATCTTACATCAGTTTTAAGAGGTGAATCTGAATCAGAAATTATAGTTGTTGAAGGAAAAGGAGATGGATTTTCATCAGCTAGAACAGTTCTTAAGAAGCCTGATGAGAAAGATAGACTTAAAGCTTCTGAACAACTTGGAAAGTATTATGGTCTCAATATACAGAAAATAGAAGGTTCTCTAACAGTTCCAGTTGTTCTTAAGGATGATGTTCCTGATGATGACTAATGAAATATCAATCAGTAAGACTATTGGAAAAGGTTATAACAAATTTTGGAACAGTAAGAAAAGATATGTTGTCTGTAAAGGTAGTAGAGGAAGTAAGAAGAGTAAGACAACAGCTTTATATCATATAACTAAGATAATGGAATACCCTCTCTCTAATGTTCTTGTTATAAGAAAGGTTGAAAGAACATTAAGAGATTCATGCTTTTCTGATTTAAAATGGGCGATTCATAGACTTGGAGTTGATGCTTATTGGAAAGCTACAACTTCTCCAATGGAGCTTATCTATACTCCAACAGGACAGAAGATCATCTTCAGAGGTCTTGATGATCCTCTAAAGATTACTTCAATTTCTGTTCCAGTTGGATTTATCAATTTTGTATGGATTGAAGAAGCTTATGAGATAAGTAAAGAGACAGACTTTGATATGTTAGATGAATCTGTCAGAGGAGAGCTTCCTGAAGGCTATTTTAAAAGGATAACTATTACTTTTAACCCTTGGAATGAAAGACATTGGTTAAAGAGTAGGTTCTTTGATAGAGAATCAGATAATGTTCTAGCTCTCACAACTACTTATCAATGTAATGAATGGTTGGATAACTCAGATATAAAGCTCTTTGAAGAGATGAAAAAGAGAAATCCTAGAAGATATCAGGTAGCTGGACTTGGTAACTGGGGTGTAATAGATGGTCTTGTCTATGAAAATTGGAAAGAAGAAGTTTTTACTCTTTCTGAGATAAAGAATTGTGAAACACTAGCAGGTCTTGACTTTGGTTACACTAATGATCCTACAGCTTTTTTCATTGGATTTCTTAATATAGAACAGAAAAAGCTCTATGTATGGGATGAATTGTATAAGAAAGGATTATCAAATAAGAGGATATTTGAAGAAATACAGACTCTTGGATATTCCAAAGAAAGGATAACAGCTGATTCAGCTGAACCAAAGAGCATAGATGAACTTAAAGGATATGGATTGAGAGTTTCTCCAGCTAAGAAAGGAAAAGACTCAATTCTTAATGGTATTCAGTGGATTCAGGATTTAGAGATAGTGATTCATCCTAGGTGTGTTAATTTCCTTACTGAAATTGGTTCTTACACTTGGAAAGAAGATAAGTTTGGAAAGAAGCTCAATGAACCAATAGATGAATCTAACCACTTGATGGACTCAATGAGATATGGTCTTGAGAAATACATTAGAAATAAGGGTTGGTTGATATGAGAATTGACTTGCCATGTTGCGAATTCCAGAATTGCCGATATCAGTTCGATGGCAATTGCACAAGTGAAATCAAATTCGAGCTTTGCTATCACAAGAAAATTGAATTCTTATTGGATGAAATCAGAGAGAATATGGAAGGAAACGAAGAGTTAAAAGAAATCATAGACTTGTTGATTTAGCGTTTTAATTTCGATTTTTGTATTTTTTATTCAAATTTAAAGATTAAACATTGAAAAATTAAGGTTTTATAGGAGAAATACAATGAAGTATGTTTTTGAAGACACGTCTGAATGTATTAATAGAATGTCTGATGCATTGGAGAAGAAATACAATCTTGAGCCTGTCATGAGCGTTGACTACTCAGTCAAACCTCCAGTGTGTAAGTGCAATACACCTGATGGATGGGTGAATCTTAACATTGGTGATTCGATAGAGATTTGAGGTTGATATGAGTTATGGAAAATGCAATCAGTGTAGGAAATTTGGAACACCTGAGTGTCCTACATCTGCATTGTGTTTGAGATATGAAGAGAGACCTTACTTTGAAGCTAAACCAAAGGAGGAAAATATGTGGACAAAGATTAAGACATGGCTAGTTATAGCTGGAACAGCAATCCTTGGTTTGTTTATAACTCTCTTTGGATTTACTAAAAGAAAGCTCAAGAAAACAGAAGAGAAGCTAGAAGAAAAGACAAAAGAAGTTGAATCACATGAAAAAGCTAATGATCTTCAAGCTTCAGCTAAGACAATTGAGAAGGATGTAGAAAAAGAGATATCTGAGATTAAGAAGGAAACAACAGAGAAGCTCTTAAATGCTTCTACTTATGATTACAATATGGAGATTAAGAATTTTAATGAAAGAAAATAGAAAGAGAAAGCTGAGGGTTATCATTGTGTTTTTCCTCCTTTTTACACTGATTGGATGTTGTTCATATAAATCTTTCTCTCCAATGTTACCTGATTTTACATTGGATAAACCCATGAGACCTACTCTTGTCGAAATTGATGATAACCTTCAGCTTCCTCTTCCTATTATGCAAAACAATATTCTTCTTATTGGGTATATAGAGGAGTTAGAAGCTTATTCAGATGGATGGGAGAGATTCTACAGCAATCTTAGAGAGGAATACAGGAAATGAGGATATTTAGAATAGCTGATGGAAGAAAGGACTTCTTCCAGTGGGATAGTAGACAGAGATTAATTATTGATAATTATATTCCATTATGTAATCAGGTTCATTTCTGTAATAGTTCAACATCAGAAGCTCTTGTAGTTGAAGTTAAAGAAGAGAATGGAATTAGATATTGTGATGTACCTAATATCCTTCTTCAAGAAGCTGGTCAAATCAGATGTTATAGCTTCAGTTTCAATAATGGATTTAAAACAACTCATGAGGGTACATTTAATGTTATTGCAAGAAAGAAACCATCTTCTTATGTGTATGAAGAGACTGAAGTATTAAATTATGGAGTCCTTAGTAAAAGACTTACTGATATAGAGTCAAAACTCTTGTGGAACAACATTGTAACAGAGCTTCCTGAACCATCTGAGGAGTATAGAGGAAGGTTCTTAATACTTACAAATGGAGAAGATGATACTTTATATCTTTGTCTTAAGATCCTTGGAATATATAGATGGATAGAGAACGGAGATAGAAACTGGAT